CTCCAACATCAGCGGTGCATTGCCAACTAGCATTTATGGTATCCCAGTAGTTGTAACTGAGAAGTTACCTGCACTTGGTACAAGTGGTGATATCTTGCTTGCTGATATGCGTTATTACTTGATTGGCGATCGTCAACGCATTACAGTTGATGAGTCCATTCATGTTAAATTCCAAACAGATGAAAAGTCTTGGAGATTCGTTACACGTGTTGACGGTCAACCGTGGATTGATTCTGCAATCACACCACGCGCAGGCGGTTCTACATTATCGCCATTCGTGAAATTGACATAATAAAAGGAGGTTAATCAAATGCCAAACGCAAAAATTACTGAAATCAATACAATCTCAGAGGCGATTTATCCGCAAGTTTCCGCAGCCATCTCTTCCTCAGTTTTGGTTGATATGCGCGATTACCGCGAGTATTGCGCGGTTGTATCTCATGGAACAGCGACAACAGCTAGTACCTTTGTTGTAAAAGTGTACGAGTCCACAGCGTCAACTTGGGCAGGTGGTGTAGCAACTCTACTTTCCACAACTACAACATCTATTGCGACAGCATCGACAGCAGTTGCAAAAGTGAATGTTGCTTCTGATGATTTAACAGAAGGCAGTCGCTATCTTGGAATTTATGTTACAAAAGTTGATACAGCTTCAAGCTTGTCAGCAGTAACAATTGCTTCGAATGATCGTTACTTAGGCTAAATCGAGCCTATTGGGGAATAGCAGACGTGCGACAAGGGTGAGCCTGTACACCTTTTCCCCGATTCTTTACAGGACAACACACAAACAGGAGTGTTAACGATGGAAGAATTAAAAAATCAAAAGTCTTTAAATATTATGGTTGCTGTTCCAATGAATCGACCAGTTGAATTCCGTACTTTTGAGAGTTTCGTTCGATTGGCTAATTTAAGAGGTGTTCATAATTATTGTTTTGCGTTTACTCAAAATAGTTTAGTGTATGATGCGCGAGATACGCTTGTCGATCAATTCTTAAAAAGTGGATGTGATGCGATCATGTTCATTGATTCAGACATGGTTTTTCATCCGCAATCAGTTGAAATTTTAAGCGCACATAACAAGCCATTTGTAACAGCAAAAGCATTTAAACGTGTCGAGCCTTATCAACCTTGTTTTTATAATAAGGTGGAATTGCTAGAAGATGGTCAAGCCTATTTAGAATCGCCAGTTGAATATCCAGTAGGATTGTTGCAAATTCAAGGAGCAGGGTTAGCGTGTGCATTGATTCGGCGCGAAGCATTTGAAAAGATTGAAGCACCTTATTTTTTCCCACAGAAAAACTTGGGTGAAGATTTAAGCTTCTGCTTAAAACTTAAAAATGCAGGTGTTGAAATGTACGTAGACTTGTCGTTACAGTTTGGTCACTTATCACAGACGGTTGTATTGGAGGAGCATTTCAAAAAAGCATACGAGCAAAATAAAGAAATGCAGACAACAAAAAAATTGTATGTGGATGGTGAGTCGAAATGAAACGAGTGCTAATTGGCGCACCTGTTCGACAAGATCACCAAACATTTTATAAATATCTCAAAGCGTTGAATCAACTTGATACCGATGGTGTCCATGTTGATTTTTTCTTTATTCTGCACAATTCACCAAGACTTAAACGATTCTTAAAGCCGAATCAATTCATGGAATTCACAAGCCAACACGATTACAAGCGCGATGAAATCATGCACCATTGGTCAAACAATAACTTGAATGATGTTGTGTTTATGAAAAACTTGTTAATTGACAAAACTATTCAAGGCAACTATACACACTTTTTTTTAGTCGATTCGGATATTATTTTGGAATCGGATACTTTGAAAAGATTGTTATCTCACGACAAGTCAATTGTTTCTCAATGTTTTTGGACAAGTTGGACACCAAACAGCGAACCGATGCCAAACGCTTGGATGGGCGACTTTTATAGTTTTATATATGAAGGTCATTGGCACGAATGGCATAATGCAGGATTGTTCGAAGTTGGTGGGAGTGGTGCTTGTATTTTGATTCATTCGCAAGTTTTTTATGATGGTGTGAATTATAGTCCTATAAAAAATGTTAGCTTCTCAAATTGGGAAGATCGAGCATTTTCGATTCGTGCGCATTGTGCAGGTCATTCGATTTTTATGGACACAACGAATCCACCAATTCATTTATACCGACAAAAAGAAGTTAGACCAAGCAAAAACAAAATGAAACAAGCACACCAAACAAAATAAAAGGGGGTGCGAATATGGGTTATTGGGGTTTCGAATCATTGGAGTATCGAAAACCGAAGTATCAGAATGTGACAGTATCAACGAGCGAGCCAGTGCATGAGCCAGTTTCGATTGAGGAAGCAAAAAACTATTTAAAAGTTGATTATTCAACGGATGATACGTTAATTGAAAACTTAATTCATGTTGTGCGAAAGCAGATCGAGAATGAATTAGGCGGTTTACTGATCGTTAAAAGAGCGGTCACACAACGTCAAACTGGTGGACTTGAAACAATTTCTTTATTTCGTCAACCAGTTAATTCAATTACTTCTATTACTTATTATGAAAGTTTTGAATCTACAGGAAGTGTTATTGCATCTACTGATTATCGATTCTCAGACGGTCAATTATATCATCGCAATAATTGGTTTGATGCAGGTAGAGAATCAGACGGATATGTCATTGTGTACAATGCAGGGATTGCAGACGATACGGGACAGAGCGCAGAAAATTCACCACACACTTTACGCCATGCCATTTTGCGAATCGTTGCATATCTTTACGAGAACCGCGAAGAGTATGTAACGCAGATCAACGAAGGTAATTTGTCGGTCACTTATGACAAAAAAATTCGTTCAGATGTGAATTTACTATTAATGCCTTATCATACAGGGCAGGCGGTGTTTTAATATGCTAACACGATTACGACATCGAGTAGAGATACAAACGCTAACAACGGTTAGCGCTGGTGGTGGGTGTTTTACAGAAACTTGGACAACTACAGCGACAAGATGGGCTAGTGTACAAGTGCAATCTGCATCGGAAGAATTCACATACGGAAAAGATCAACAAGCTAATCGATATCGAATTATTATGCGTGAAGAGAATTTTACAAATAAGAATCGATTGATCTTTAATGGTTTAACGCTAACAATTGAATCGATTAGTGACCCGACACAAGCTGGTCGTATGATGGCGGTTATTGCTAGGGGTGAGGTCGCGTGATTAGTGCGAGAATCGATAACTTTAAAGCCTTTCAAGATCAAATTGAAGAGTTGATGAAAAAGTTTCCGAAAGAGGTTTCGAAAGAGATATACAATACAGCGCTAGTAGATGTTGAATCGTATATGAAAAAAGAAACGAATATACCAGTTGATACGGGTAGATTACGTGCATCAATTCACACGAAACGAGTTGGAAAGCCAACGCACACATACACAGATCGAGAAGGCAATTCATTTAATGGTACGCTAACAGGTAACGTATCGAGAGATCAAGTTATTGTCGGTACTAATGTTGAGTATGCCGAGATCATGAATAAGTATGGTGGCGGTGGAGATAATTCGCGTAGAACATCCGGTGGTGCAAAACGACCGAAAGGCTACGGAAAAGGATTTTTTAATAAAGCGGTTGAGAATGGCGAGAAGCGATTGATGGAGCGTAAAGAAGATTTAATAAATAGGTTGGGTGATTCAGTATGAGCGCACAATGGGAAGTGCAGAAGGCTTTATATACAGCGCTATCAACTGATTCTGCCTTTATGACAAAGGTCGGTAATCGCTTATATGATGAGCCACCAACCAACGAAACATATCCATATGTGACTATTGGTCAAATGATCGAATCAAAGTACAATCGACTAGACAACAAAGGTTATGAAATCAATGCTACAATAGTCATATACACGAAGGCAGGGAGATTAGGTTATAAGCCTGCAAAGGAAATCATGGTTGAAATGAATCGTGTACTTAATCAAAAGCGTTTTGCAATGACAGGATTTAATATGATTCAATGCTACTTCGAAAGCGCTGATAATGATCGAGACGAAGATAAGCGAATCATTACAGCGAATTATATTATTTTAACTCAGGAGGTTTGATTGATATGGCATTTTTTGCACAAGGCGCTACTTTTAAATTAGGTTCAACAACGGTGGCAGAGGTCACAAGCATTAGCGCACCTAATTTAAGCGCGGACACATTAGACGTTACGTCTCACGGTTCTACTTCTCGTTACCGAGAATTCGTTCAAGGGTTGCGTGATGGTGGAGAAATCACAATCGAAGGTTTCTACACAACAGCTTCTTCCAGTTTGATCGTGACACAACTAAACACATCAAGCGCGATTACAGCAGTTGTTACACTTCCAACAACACCAAGTGCAACAGCATTTACAGCATCGGTTATTACAACAGGCTTTACAGCAGAAGCGCCAGTCGATGGTACTATCCCTTTTACAGCAACATTCAAAGTTACAGGTGTACCAACACTTGGAACAATCTAATTTTAATTTGAGGTGTAGATATGCGTAAAACAGTTTCGATCACGTTGGACAGGGAGCGGAATATGAAACTAGATTTAAATGCTATGAGTGAATTTGAGGAGATGACAGGCAAATCCCTATTCACGATTGGCGCTGAGTTACAGCAAGCGCGATACATTAGAGCGATGATTTTTTCTTGCTTGAAATCTGCAAAAGAAGATTTAACGATTGACCAAGTTGGTGAATTTATCGACATGGACAATTTGGAATACCTTCATAGCCGATTAAATTTGTTGATGAATAAAAGTTATGACAACGAAGAATCGAACGAAGATAATAAAAAAAAATAGAACCGCCGAATTTATTAGAGTTGTGGTCGATCGGTCGTTATGACCTTCGACTGAATGATGAAGAGTTTTGGGGTTTAACCTTGCGTGAATTTAATTTATTAATGAAACGACACAAGGAACAGAGAAGCGCTGAGATGTTCAATTCAGCGCTTATTTGTGCAACTATCGCAAATGTGAACAGGTCAAAAGGTAGAGCATACACACCACAAGATTTTATGCCAAAAGAAAAAGAGAAAAAAATAAAAATGAAAATTGAGGATATGTTATCCGTACTTAAAGCGGTAACAGCTTCGAATGGCGGTGATATCAAATGTTAAAAGAATTACAGGTTCGCATTGGAGCGACAACGGTTGAATTCCAAAAGAAGATGGCAGAAGTACAAGCGACAGTTGCAAAGGTTAATACATCTATTCAGTCTTTTGGCGCTAGGGCTAGTCAATCATTTTCGAAGTTGTCTCAGTCGCTTCAAAACAATGCTGAACGTATGCAAGAATTTGGAGCTAGTGCAACTCAATTTTTAACTTTACCACTGGGAATGGTTGCAGGTGCATCGATCAAGTTGGCATCTGATTTTGAAGAATCATTAAACAAGGTAAATGTTGCGTTCGGTTCTTCTGCTGAATCGGTAAAAGAATGGTCAAAAACATCGGTTCAAGCGATGGGTATAGCGAGCGGTACAGCTTTAGACTCAGCCGCGCTTTTTGGAGATATGGCGACAAGCATGGGCATTGGACAAGCGCAAGCATCCAACATGAGTATGTCACTTGTTCAACTTGGTGCAGACATGGCATCATTCAAAAACATACCTATCGAACAAGCTATGCAAGCATTGAACGGTGTTTTTACTGGTGAGACAGAGTCCTTAAAAATGCTTGGTGTTGTTATGACACAAACGCAATTACAAGCATTTGCATTGTCGCAAGGAATTGAAAAGAACATTGAAAAAATGACCGAAGCCGAAATGGTCAATTTAAGATATGCCTTTGTTATGTCAAAAACTAAAAATGCACAAGGTGATTTTGCAAGGACATCAGAAGGTTCAGCGAATCAAATGCGAATTTTTACTGAATCTTTAAAAGAAGTTGGTACTCAGATCGGGCAAGAACTTTTACCTTTTTTCACAAAAGTAATTACAAAAGTGAATGATATTATAAAAGGTTTTTCTAGTATGTCGAGCGAAACAAAATCACTGGGAATAGAGATTGGAGTTTTGGCGGCGGCAATTGGTCCATTACTTGCTTCAATTGGTATTATTGGTGCGGCTATCCCTGCTATCGCAAACGGATTTAAAATTTTAGCTCCATTCATAAAGGGAGTTGGTATTCCACTAACAATCCTCACTTCTTTAATGTATGCATTTGACGTATCAATGAGTGATTTAGGAAGAAGTATTGATGAAACTTTTGCTAAAATAAAAATATTTTTTAATGTAGTTGAATCGGGAGCATTTGCAATCGGTCAAAAAATTTATAGAAGTTTCAAATCAATACAAAAAGATTTTGCAAATTTACAAATTTCAATATTAGAAGTACAAAATCAATTTGGTTTTGGTTCAGATGAAACACAAAAAAAGATTGATGAACTACAAAATAAAGTGAATCAATTAGACTTGTCAATAATGCAAAGCAAAGTGTATGAGGGTGCAAGATTGATGGAGTACATGGTTGAAGGTACTACAACATATTTTATGAATCTTAGTGATTCGGTTCATTCTCATATATTAAAAGCGCAAGAAGCAATGGCTAAATCAAGTGATTTTTTCAGTAAAAGTTGGGCGATGAATGCAGGTAATGCAGGAAGAATGGCAATTGAAGCATCAAAAGGTATTGGTGAACTAAATAAAAAAATTGATGATAATAAAAAGAAGTCAGATGAAGCATCGAAAAAAGTTGATGAATTAAAAAAGCGAAATCTAGATTTTGCGAAAACTTTACAAGACGCAGTCATTGTTGCGTTGAAAAATAAAAATGATTCAATTAATGAATCGGTTGAGGTTTTGCAAAAGTCTATTGATGCAGAGAAAGACGCTTTAAAAGAATTGAAAAATCAATACATGGATTCATACGAGAAAATACGTGACGAGATTGACGAAACTTATAAGTTGCAA